TACTGGTTCAGAAGTATCAATTGGTGCTTTAAACTCATTCTCTTCTTCAATAAACATATACACAGGCAGTAATAATACAAATATAAACGCTTTACAAACGTTTAGCTCAAGTATTCTAACATATACTGCGAGTAATGATTCAATAAACACTACTCAAAATAATCGTTTATCTTCGTTAGAAACAACTAGTGGATCATTAATAAATGCTTCATCTTCGTTTTCAACTAGAGTAACTAGTTTAGAATCATTTAGCTCTAGTTTAGATGCTACTTTTGCCACTGATGCTCAATTAACATCTTTAAGTAGTTCTGTAGCAGGAAGATTAACAACAGATGAAAGTACTATTACAAATAATAGCTCTTCATTTGCTTCTAGACTAACAACAGATGAGTCTAATATTTCTTCATTACAAACAGCTTCAGGTAGTTTTAGTACTAGAGTTACAAGTAATGAAAGCAACATTACATCTCTTAATTCTAAGACAGGTAGCTATGCTACTACTGGATCAAATAGATTCCTAGGTACTCAAACTATTACAGGTAGTTTATTTGTAACAGAAAATTTAACTGTATTAGGCTCATCATCAATTAGCTATGTATCACAAAGTACTTTAAATATTGGTACAAACTTAATCACAGTAAATGCTCAAAATCCATCAGTTCGTTTTGGTGGATTAGCAGTAATTGATTCTGGATCATCACCTCAAGTTTCTGGTTCTTGGTTATTCGACTCTATTCAGAATAGATGGATAATGATTCATGAGCAAACTGGAGGTGTAGTAACAAGCTCAATCGCATTGATGGGCCCTGAGACATACAATAATCTAGGTAGTGAGACTACAATCACATTAAATAGACTTGTAAAAGGATCAGCTGGTGCTAGTGGTGAGCACGTTGGAGATTCCAACATAAGTGACACTGGTACTGTTGTAAGTATTAATAGTAATACTCAAATCACAGGGTCATTAGTTATTACAGGACCATCTACATTTAATAATAGTATAACAGCAAGTGTAATAACTACATCTGTAGCAAGTGGTAATGGTTCTTTATATATAAATAATGCTTCATTAAGTAATAAATTTTGGACCGCGATACCTGTAACAAATGAATCAGAAACTGATTTACAATGGTATTATGGAGGTACAGGAGCTGGAACTAAAGTAACTTTTGCAAATAATGGAAATGTAGGTATAGGTACTACATCACCAACAAGAGAAATGGTACTTTATCGTTCAAGTGGTGAAGTACATTTTAAATTGGCTAATGGTACAACAGGTGAAAGTATAACAGATGGCTTTGATATGGCTATTGATAGCAGTGGTGGAGCGTATCTAATTAATAGAGAAAATCAACCAATGTATTTTTTCACTAATGGCTCTGAACGCATGCGAATAACCGCTGCGGGTAATGTAGGTATAGGTACTACATCACCAGTAACTTTCGGTACAAGAAATTTAGATGTTAATGCTGGCAGTGGTGGTGCAGCATATATTGTAGCAAGAGCAAATAGTAACGCAGGAACAATTGAATTAGCATTTGATACAGATGCCGGGTATTTAAGTACAAAATCTAATCATCCATTGATATTTCGTACTAATGATACTGAACGCATGAGAATAAGTGGTAGTTTAGTTGGGATTGGAACAACTAGTCCACAAAGAGCTTTACATATTAGCGGCACAGGAAGTAATGCAGAATTTGAACTTACTAACACAGCAATGGCATCGGGTGCTAGAAATTTTAATATTTGGGGTTACCCAACAGATGGAACTTGGAATATTAGAACTCTTACTGATAATTCAGGTGCACAAAGTGTAAATTTTGTAAGTTTCTTAGCCTCCTCAGGAGCAGCTACATTTAATAGTAGTATTACTACAACTGATTTAAGATTTTTAAACGCCGCATATATTACAGCAGATAGTGATGATTCTGGTACTAATCCTATAGTGTTTAGAAATGGTGCTGCTGGTGAATTAGCACGCATAACAAGTGGAGGTAATGTAGGTATAGGTACAACATCACCAAGTTATAAATTAGATGTAAGTGGGACAGGTAGATTTTCTACTGAATTAAGAATCACAGATGTTCCTGCTAGCGAGTATGCTATTAAAACTATTCCTGCTGATTGGGCAAATGGATCTACAATTTTCACAGGAATTAAAATTGGAGCAGCAGCAGATACCTTCGCCGCTGGTATTGATTTAAGAGCAATTTCAAATTATGCTTCAACAGCAGGTACTCAATTTGCTATAGCTGTGAATAATACATCTAATACCATGACAGAAGCTTTGCGTATTAACGCCGCGGGTAGTGTTGGTATAGGTACTACATCACCTCTTGGTAATTTAGATGTATCTACATCAGGAAATACATCAATAAACATTACAGCAGGAAGTACAGGATTATCAAGATTAATTTTTGGTACTACATCAGGAAACAATAGAGGATTTATTGATTATGATAATACTTCTTCTGTTAGAGCAATGATTTTCCGTACTAATGAGTCTGAGGCAATGCGTATAACAAGTGGAGGTGACGTAGGCATAGGTACTACATCTCCAGCATATAAATTAGATATTGTTGGTGCCACTAGAGTCAGTGGTAACACATACTTTAGCAACACTTTATTTTCAACATCAGGAGGTCAGGTTGGTATTAACAATTCCTCTCCCACTTCTGGTTTTTCTTTAGATGTTAGAGTAGGAGGTAATACACATGCTGCTTATTTTGGAGGTAATGTAGGTATAGGTACTACATCACCCTCTAGAAATTTTTCACTAGTTGGAACAAGTCAACACGAAAGAATTTATGGATATGGTAATAATGTATTATCAATTCCTAACTCTGTTTCATTTGGCACTGTATGGATACATTTAGGTACATGCGGTGCATTTACAACAGATAAGATTTATTATCGTATCGGAACTAATACTTCAGAAGAAGAAGGTGAAATCACTGTATCAAATACTTGTTCTTTACCTTTTATACAATGGCAACGAAATACTTACAATGCAATGGTTATTCAAGTGAGAGCAAGAATGACAGGCGGTTGTGGACAATGTCAGGTATGGATGCAAGTTCGTTATGGTAGTGATTACGGAGGATCAAATACAACATTTCAGTGGCAAGCATACAATGGTACTGACAGTGGATTTGCTGTTGTTAATACCATAGGAACTCCTGGAACAGGAACTAATGAGAAATCCATAACAGGTTCTGAAGGATATTTCTATGCCAACTCAGGCACTATAACTGTCGCTGATAATATAGGAATAGGAACTACATCACCAGGTGAGAAATTAGAAGTTGTAGGTGGTAATATTGTAATTCCAAATGGAAATTATTATAGAGCTAGATTTAGTGGTGGTTCAGCAACTCCTCAAGATTTAATTGGAATGAACTCTAATAATATTATTAGAGTAGGTGATTTTACAAGTTCATGGAATACACATTTAGGGGGTGCATCTGCTATTCAATTTCTAATAGCAAACTCAGAAAGAGCTCGTATTGATAGTAATGGTAATCTTGGCATAGGTACTACATCCCCAGGCTACAAATTACATGTTAATGGAGGAGCAACTGATACAACATTAATGGTTCAAAATACTGGTCAAAACGCTGTTAGGTTAAGACTTACAAACGAAGAAAGAGACTTTATATTAACAAACAACCCAACAGATGATTTATTATCATTTTATTATGCTGATTTAAATAGATTACAGTTTAATACAACAAATCAATGGTTTCCTAATGGTAATGTTGGTATAGGTACTACATCCCCAGGATGTTCTTTAGATGTAGGATCAAGAACAGATGCAATACGTTTACCAAACGGAACTACAGCACAAAGACCATCCTCTCCTACAGCAGGTATGGGTAGATTTAATACATCAACAACTAGAACAGAATTCTATAATGGTACTGTTTGGGTGAATGTAGGAGGAAGTGGTGATGGTTCAACCTCATCTTCTCCAGCTACATCAGCTAAAGCTATTAAACAAATAGTAGGTAATCCAACAAGTGGAGTTTACTGGTTACAAATACCAAATGTTAATAGTGGTAATGCTTTCCAATGTTATTGTGATTTTACAATGGATGGTGGTGTTGGATATGCAATAATATTCAATCAATATTTTACAGGAGCTGAAACTGGTCCTAGTAATACAAGCTTTGCTAGTTCAACAATATCAACAGCAGGATGGGATACTGAATATCAAATTAGCCCAACTGCAATGATATCAAATTATGGAGTAACAAAATTAGCTGTTTTTGCAAGAACAGGAGGTAGCGCTGCGGGTGGTATTACAGGAGCTTCTTATTTTAACTGGGTTGCATTTACAGGACCAACCACAACACAATACAATTTAATATTTACAAACAAATATAACTCTACCCAATTCACAGGAACTTTTAATAGTTCAGATGGTAATACAGGTACTGCTTATTTCCCTAATTCCCACGGTTCTACAGGTGGTGTAATGCAAATAACAAATGGAACAACAGTAAATGATAATATTCTTTATGAATATAACCCTGATGGAGGAACAGATCCAAATCACTTCTGGATGGTTGCTAATGGTAGAGTGGGAGATGTTTACTGGGTGGTTAATAACCGATATGGTAGCAGCACTGGTAATGTAATGTACAATAGATGGGGTGGTGTAGCAATATATTAAAATAAATTAAAATGGAAAAAACAGCATACAATTATTATTTAGAAGCAGAAAACAAAGAACAGTTTATCACTGATAAAACTATTGAATGGAATTTACCTGAAGGAGACTTAATAAAAATATTAGAAAATCAGTGTAAGGATAAAAAAGCAAAAGAATATCCTAAAATAGGAGAACAATTAGATTTATTATGGCATGATATTAATAATGGTCTTTTTGGTAATAATGCTAAAACAAGTGAGTGGTTCGCCGCTGTTAAAGAAGTAAAAGATAATAACCCAAAACCTTAAAATATTTACATAATATAAAAATAAATTTGGTTGTTTTCTAAACTTACTATATATTTATATATATAAAACAAAAATTAAATAAAATGGCTTTAATTATTATCTTATTAATTGCTGCTGTAGTAGTAGCATTTGTTATTAACAACAAGAAAAAAGAAACATCAGTAAATCATGTTGAAGAGTTAGCTCCTGAATCAACTCCACCACCAACTATTATGGCGGAGATAGCTAAAAAACCAACTGAGAAAAAACCAGTAGCTAAAAAAGCACCTGCAAAAAAAGATGTTAAAAAACCAGCGAAAAAATCTAAATAATATATATGGAAAAAGTTACATTAAAATTACATGAGTTTTATGCTTTAGAAGCTGAACTTAATGGTGTTGTGAATAATCAGACTGGTGAAGTACTTTCTAAAGGCTTACTAACTGAAAAAATTAAGTTATCAACTAAATATTGGTTATCAGATTTAGCTAAAAAAGTAACAACTGAAAAAGAATCTGTTGAGAAACTTAAAGAAGAATTAATTAAAAAACACGGTGAAACTGACGAAACTGGTAATATCAGTATTCCAATGTATATCAACGTTGTTACTAATGAAGAAGGTGAAATAACAAGCAGAGAAGTAAATCCAAAGTTTGTAGAATTTCAAAATGACTTCAATACACTTTTACAAGAAGAAAAAGAATTAGAACATAAAGAATTTAAACTCGTTGATTTTGAAAATGTAGAATCAGAAGGAGTTTATGTTACTTTCTTTAAACTTGTAAAACCTGAATAATGAGTGAAGTTAAAAAACTAACTATTGAAGAGTTAGACGAAATTAAAAAGATTAAAGCTAGTTACAACGATTTAGCTATATCATTAGGTGAATTAGAGATTGAAAAATCTCGTTTACTTGAATACCGTAAAAATTTAAGCGACGCTGAATTAGTTTTAGCTAAAAAATTACAAGATAAATATGGTGAAGGTTCTATTAATCTTGAAACAGGTGAAGTAAATTCATAATATGTATTGTTAGGTGTTAGGAGTTAATATAGAAGAGAACCTCGGCAGTAATTGCCGGGGTTTCTTCGTTTTATAAATTATCTTACATATTTATCATTAGACAAAATCTATTCAAAACATGGCGCAAGAAACATTAATTTCTCCAGGTGTACTAACACGTGAGAATGACTTATCTCAAATAACCCAATTACCTCCAACTGTGGGTTTGGCATTAGTAGGTCCGACTGTTAAAGGTCAACCGTATATCCCAACTGTAGTTACTTCATATAGTGACTTTAAAAACAGATTTGGTGGTTCATTTATTAGCGGAGGTGCTAATTATGAGTTTTTAACAAGCATTGCTGCTTACAACTACTTTTTACAAGGTGGTGAATCAATTTTAGTAACAAGAGTACCAAGTGGTTCATTCACCGCTGCTACAGCTAGTTGTGCTACAACTGCTAGTACAAGTGGAATTCCAGGTAACAGTGGATTTACTGCATCGTTTGTTTTAGAAACAATCAATGTTGGTACAATGAACAACAACACTAGTTCTTTATTAAGTAATGGTGCTTTAGCTACTGGAACTCAAGATAACGTTAAGTGGGAAGTATCAAATGTAAATTTACAACAAGGTACTTTCACAGTATTAGTTCGTCGTGGTGATGACAATACAAATACTAAAGTTGTTTTAGAAACTTATTCTAATGTATCTTTAGATCCATTACAACCTAACTATATCGCCGCAGTAATTGGTGATCAATCAAGAACTGTATCTTATGATGTTGATATGGGTGGATATTATATTCAATTATCTGGTAGCTATCCAAACAATAGCCGCTATGTAAGAGTTAAATCTGTTAGAGATACTCCATCATATTTTAATAACGTAGGTGGTGTTGCTACAGATTCAAATAACCAAAGCTATTCAGCTTCATTACCTCAAATTGGTAGTGGTTCATTTGGTGGTGCATTTAGTGGTGCTATTGGTAATGACATTCCATTTATTGGAAACAGTTTATTCCAAAACAACTCAGCTACTGCTCCTCAAGGTGTTCCAGTTGCTAACTATGCTACTGCAAGTAACATTTTAAGTAACAAAGATGATTATGATTATGAATTACTAATCACTCCAGGTTTACAACAAGCTGATCACGCTACAGCTCAAACAAATTATATTTCAAATGCTGAAGAAAGAGGTGATCATTTCTATATTATGGATTTAACTCCATATGGTTCAACTATTAACACTCCAGTAACTGAAGCACAAGGTTTAGATACTAACTATGCTGGTGCTTATTGGCCTTGGGTTCAAGTTGTATCTCAAGAAACTGGTAGAAACGTATGGGTACCTGCTTCAACAATTATGGCTGGTGTTTATGCTTTCAACGATAATGTAAGTGCTGAATGGTTTGCTCCTGCTGGTTTAAATCGTGGTGGTTTAGGTGGTGTTATTCAAGCAGAAAGAAAATTATCTCCAACAAATCGTGATAATTTATATGCTGGTAAAGTTAACCCAATCGCTACTTTCCCTAACGTAGGTGTTACAGCATTTGGTCAAAAGACATTACAACAAAAAGCTAGTGCTTTAGATAGAATTAACGTTCGTAGATTATTAATTGCTCTTAAGCGTTACATTGGTAATGTTTCTAAGACATTAGTATTTGAACAAAACACAACTGTAACAAGAAACAGATTCTTATCTCAAGTTACTCCATACTTAGAAAGTGTACAACAAAGACAAGGTTTATATGCTTTCAGAGTAGTAATGGATGACACAAATAACACTCCAGATGTAATTGATAGAAATCAATTAGTAGGTCAAATTTACTTACAACCAACTCGTACAGCTGAATTTATCTTATTAGATTTCAACATCTTACCAACTGGTGTAGAATTTGGAAGTTAATAAAATTATAATTTAAATAATGGAAAATAAAAAAATAAAAGAATTCAAGGACGACGCAGCAGCCGATACTTCGGTTGCTGGCGTTGGCCCTTCTTTAACAAAAATAGCATCAGCAGTAACTAATGTAAAAGATTACTCTAGAGTGATTGAAGCATTAATGATGTGGCTAAAAAATAAAAAAGGTTCTCAGTTATCTGGTCTTGATAGTAACCCAAACTATAAAATGGTATTGAGTTACTTAAATAAAATGCAATCAGACGCTGAAACTGAAAAGAAACCAGTTGAAAATCCAGTTGCGCAAAAATAATAACTATTAATATTTATATAAAATAACAATACAATGGCAGTATTAGATCCTACCGAAATTATGTTCACCGCTTTTGAACCAAAAGTTCAGAATCGCTTTTTAATGTATATTGACGGTATCCCTTCATATTTAATTAGAAAAGCTTCAACTCCGTCTTTCAACGCTGGTGAAATCGTATTAGATCATATCAACGTTTACCGTAAAGTAAAAGGTAAAGTTCGTTGGAATGATATGACTTTAGAACTTTATGATCCTGTAACTCCAAGTGGCGCTCAAGCTGTAATGGAATGGGCTCGTTTGGCTCACGAATCAGTAACTGGACGTGATGGCTATAGT